CTATGTGGACAAAACCAGAATATACAGAAATGCGTTTCGGCTTTGAAGTAACAATGTACATCGCTAATCGTTAATCTGTTTCATCGGGGGTGCGTTGTCGCACTCCCAACTAAGTCTTACATTATCCGAGTTGCCGAAAGGGACTCATTAATCTTGCTTTATAAAAAGGAGAAACTATATGACTATTACAAACTTTCCACGAGATATCTTTCTCGGATTCGATCCACTTTTTGATACACTCAATCGTATTGACGAAGTGAAGTCGAAACAACCATCCTACCCTCCATACAATATCATACAAAAAGAAACGCATCACTATCTCATTGAGATTGCTGTTGCTGGTTTCACTAAAGATGATATTGAGGTCACTCTTGAAAATGGTAAATTGACGATTGATGGTAAGAGAAATAAATTCCAAGATGAATCGCACTATATTCACAAGGGCATTTCTGCTAAAGGTTTCCGCAGGCAGTTTACTCTTGCTGATACCGTAGAAGTGGTTGGTGCTGATATAGTAAATGGTATGTTATATGTTGGACTACATAATGTGATACCAGAGGAAGAACTACCTAAGAAAATAAAACTCGGTGAGTTCGATACTCTCCATAAGAGTATGTTACTTGGGAAGTAATCTCAGGGAAGGGAAGCGCAATGCTTCCCTTTTTTATTGACTCGAACCGTGAATTATTATATAATAGATCTACTATGAAATTTTACACAAACTTTTTTATGCGTGGTAACTACGTCATCGTGCGTGGTTATGATAACGGCAAAAGATTCACGGATCGTATTCCATACAATCCTACACTCTATGTTCCTGCTAGAAACAATTCTAATTGGCAAGCAATTGATGGTTCGCCACTTGAAGCAATCGAGATGGGCAGTATACGAGATGCTAGAGACTTTGCAAAGAAATACACCGAAGTAGAAAACTTCAAGATCTATGGATCAACACTATACGATTATGTTTGCGTAAACGAAAACTACACACAAGATTATGACACAGATTATATTCGAGTTCTTAATATTGATATTGAGGTGGGTTCTGAGGAAGGTTTCCCTGATCCGCAACTTGCTAATCAACCTGTTACTGCTATCACCGTATCGCTTGATGGTGCGTATTATACGTTTGGTTGTCAGGATTATACGGTAAAGTCCGACAAGGTAACTTATCTACAGTGTAAGGATGAGCGAGAACTATTACTCAACTTCCTAAAGCACTGGCGCATGTGGGACGTGGATATCATTACTGGGTGGAACGTACAAGGATTTGATGTTCCTTATCTGTACAATCGTATGACCAAACTCCTTGGTGAAACTGCAGCAAAGAAACTATCGCCTGTTGGTTTGATCAGTGAACGTGAATATGAAAAATTCAATCGTAAACAGATTGACGTTGAGTTTGTTGGCATAGTCGTTCTTGACTATCTTGATCTATACAAGAAGTTTACATACTCGCAACAAGAATCATATCGACTTGATCACATTGCTCACGTTGAACTCGGTGAGAAGAAACTTGACTACTCCGAAGTAGAAACACTACATCAACTCTATAAACTTGACTATGAGAAGTTTATCGACTATAATATTAAAGACGTCGAACTTATTGATAAGATCGAAGATAAGATGAAGTTGATTGAGATGGCACTTGCGATTGCGTATGACGCGAAGGTAAACTACAGCGATGTGTTTACTCAGGTTCGTATGTGGGATGTTTTGATACATAACTGGTTGGCAGATCGTAAGATTGCCATACCACCGAAAGAACGCAAAGACAAGTCATCGCAGTTTGCTGGTGCTTATGTAAAAGATCCTGAAGTCGGTATGCACAAGTGGGTTATGAGTTTTGATTTGAATTCACTTTACCCTCACCTGATTATGCAGTATAATATAAGTCCAGATACATTCATAGAGGATGCGCGAGAAAGTTTCTCACTCCAAGATGCAATCGATGGGAACTATACTAACAAAACTGAATACTCTGTCGCTGCAAATGGAACGTGCTATGATAAAGGTAAGATGGGATTTCTGCCAGAGATGATGAACAGAATGTACAACGATCGAGTAAAAGCGAAGAAGTCTATGCTTGCTTCACAGGATAGACTTGAACAAGTGAACAGGAAACTAAATGAAATCAGTTGACGAGATGACAAAACAAGAGTTGCTCCAAGAACGAGTGCAACTACAAAAAGATATCTCGAAGTTTAAGAATCTGCAGTTGGCAAAGAAGGTTCAGTTGAACTCTGCTTATGGTGCGTTGGGTAATCAATACTTCCGACACTTTGACGTGCGTATGGCAGAGGGTATTACATTGAGTGGGCAGTTATCGATACGTTGGATTGAACGTATGATGAACGAATATTTGAACAAGTTACTTGAGACAGAAGGAGAAGATTATGTTATTGCGTCGGATACAGACTCGTTATACATTACTTTTGATAAACTTGTGGGCAGAGTCTATAAAGAGAGACATAAGGTATCAAGTGTCGATAAGATCGTTGCCTTCTTGGACACTGTTGCTGAAAAGAAAATTGAACCATATATTGACAGATGTTACCAGTTACTTGCTGAGAATATGAATGCATACTCGCAGAAGATGTTTATGAAGCGAGAAGCAATTGCCGACAAAGGTGTGTGGACTGCTAAGAAACGATACATTCTGAACGTGTATGATAACGAGGGTGTGCGATACGCTGAACCCAAGCTCAAGATGATGGGTATTGAAACGGTGAAGTCTTCAACACCTGCAGTTTGTCGAGGTGCGTTGAAGAAAGCAATCTCTATCATTATGAATGAGGATGAGAAAACTGCACAAGATTACATTAACAGTTTCCGTGAAGAGTTTAGAACAATGCCGTTTGAAGACGTTGCATTCCCACGATCAATATCTGATCTTAATAAATATACCATCAAAGACAAGAACTTGATTATACCAAAGGGCACACCGATACACGTGAGAGGTGCGCTTGTATACAATCACTTACTAAAGATAAACAAACTGACCAAACAGTATGAATTGATCAAGGATGGAGAGAAGATCAAGTTTTGTTATCTGAAAGTACCAAATCCTGCTCGTCAAAATATTATTAGTGTGTTGAGTACCTTGCCGAAGAAATTTGGTATCGATGAATATATTGACTATGACTTGCAGTTTGATAAGTCGTTTTTGGAACCATTGAAAATCATATTGAATAGTGTTGGTTGGAGTCCTGAGAAAACAAATACACTTGAGGACTTCTTCGGATAAAGGAGTAGCAAAATGGCAAATATACCAGAGGAATATCTAAGCGGATACGATTTCGGATTCAACGCAGTTGATGAACCACCTGCGTCTGGTCCAATTAAAGTAGACACATCAGATATAGCAGGGGACGTTGATGGTATTAATGACAACATCCTACGCATTGAGCAGAAGATGGATGCAGCAGTTACCGCAATCAATTCACTTAGTGCTAAGATGATGAATCTTGATGACGAGTTTGATGTGATCAAGTCGACTAAAGAAGCTGAAGTACAAAAGAAACTTGTAGAGATTGAAAAACTCATTATGCCTTTGTTGGTAAATCTTATCAAGTCTTCCGATAAAGACTACATACACTGGCCAAATCGACAAGAAGCAGTTGAATCACAAATTACTAAACTGCTTTCCTTGACTCGTGGGGAATAATATAGTATAATAGATGTTTGACAATTGGAGAATATAATATGGATTTTTTGAAAGATATGGTGAAGGGGATTGACAATACTAATCTCCTAAGTGAAGGTGGTAATAGTTCTGAGTACAGCGGATCGATTGATACAGGATCGTATGCGCTGAATGCTCTTATGTCTGGTAGCATCTATGGTGGTGTTCCCAACAATAAGATTACTGCCTTTGCTGGTGAGTCAGCAACTGGTAAAACATTCTTTGTGCTCAGTGTGCTAAAGACGTTTCTTGATAAGAATCCAGAAGGTGGTGTAATTTACTTCGACACCGAAGCAGCAGTTACAAAGGGAATGATGGCAGATCGTGGTATTGATACCGCACGTGTTGTCATTGCCGAACCAAGTTCTATTGAAGAGTTTCGCACGAGCGCAACTCGCATCCTAACTAACTACATAGACACACCTGAAGAGTCTAAGAAACCAATGCTAATGGTTCTTGATTCACTTGGTATGCTTTCCTCCATGAAAGAGTTGGAAGATACCGAAGCAGGCGCGAACAAACGCGACATGACTAAAGCACAGTTGTTGCGTGGTACGTTCCGTGTTCTTTCACTCAAGTTAGCGAAAGCGAATGTTCCGTTGCTCGTAACCAATCATGTCTATGATGTGGTTGGTGCTTATGTTCCCACCAAAGAAATTAGTGGTGGTTCTGGACTGAAGTATGCTGCATCTTCTATTATCATGCTTGGTAAGAAGAAAGATAAAGATGGCACTGAGGTGGTGGGAAATATCATCAAAGCAACTACTCATAAGTCTCGATTCACTAAAGAAAACAAAAAGATCGAAATTAAACTTTCCTACGATAAAGGACTTGATCGGTATTATGGTTTGTTAGATCTTGCCGAAAAGTACAACGTCATCAAAAAAGTATCTACTCGATATGAACTACCTGATGGATCTAAAGTATTTGGAAAGGCAATCAACGCTGATCCTGAGAAATACTTTACACCTGAACTACTTGAGCAACTAGACGAATGTGCAGCAAAAGAGTTTATGTATGGTCGAGAGGTTGAGCAGGAAGTCGAATCAGAAGATGTTACTGATTGATAACTTCTTACCAGAGGGTGATCTCAAGGATGAACTTTGGGATGCATCACTATGGGTAAAAAACAGTCACTGGCGATGGCAAAACATTGACGATGACCCCATAAATGTATTTGAACAGTTCTCATCATTAGTTTGGAAAAAAATATATTCAAAGCACATAGATGGTATTACTGGTTGGGAATATTGGACTAAAGCTTTGAAGACTGGTGCTCAGTTGGGATTTCATCAAGATAATAATACCATTGATCCAAATAATTTAAAAGGTCAACCACTTAAATTTGCTAGATTTAGTTTTTCATATCTAGCGCAAAAAGAATTGCCTGAAGGTGGATATCTACTGCTAAAAAGAGAAAACGGTGAGATAGAAAGAATACAACCAAAACCAAATAGACTAATAATATTTGATTCTGAAACATTCCACACCGTTTCTTTGATAACCAAAGGAATTAGATCTTCTCTTATATCTATAGCATGGGATGAAAAACCTTGGCACTATGGAGAAGATGGTGCAAATTTATTTGAGAACACTCCATATCTATAATGTTTATATACGATAACTTATTACCAGAGGGTGATCTAAAGACTTCAATGGAAAGTGAAGAACTTTGGAAAGAAAATTTGCCACTATCTTGGTATGAATGTGGAAAAGAAATAAAAGATTACAAAGAACAATTTTGTCAACATGTTTGGACTAATTATTTCTTCACACCCACCCCAGTAGAAATAACTGGTTGGGAATACTGGAGTCATTCAATGAATGCCAAAGGTGATTATAAAGATTTAGGATTCCATAGTGATTCTGACATAATCAATTATGGTCAAGATATGTCGGAGGAAATTGAACAACAGTGGATTGCTGAGGGAAAGGCAAAAGTTTCAAAAAATGGATTTATTTACTATGCACACAAAGAACTACCTGAAGGTGGATATCTAGAGATAAAACGAGAACATGGTGAGTTAGAAAGAATACAACCTGTTCCTAACAGATTGATTATCTTTGATCCCTCTTGTATACACAGAGTGGTAAGTGTAACAAAAGGTGTGAGAAGATCATTCGTTTGTAACTTGTGGAAGATACCGCCAAGATGGGTATTAGAAAAAAGGAGTTTATGATGGAAATGGCAGCACCTGAGTTTGAATTGATTGATCATCAAGATGGCGATAATGATCATTGGTGTATTAAGATAAAAGATGGAGATTACAAGGGACTCATCTATCAATATCAAACTGTAAGTATTACTGAGGAACAAGATGAAGATGGTGCAGTTCTAAAGTTTAAAACCGCAGTTGTATCAAAACCAGATGATCTAAACTTGACTAATGAGAAAGATCGTAGTATAATGGGTGCTATTCTAGTGAATATACTTGACGAGCAACTTGAGAATGTAAAGGGAACAGATGAGAACGGAACATCTAATACTGAAGAATCTAATAACAGATGAGGACTACGCAAGAAGAACTCTTCCATATCTAAAATCGCAATACTTTCAAGATGTAAATGAACGAATTGTCTATGAAGAGATAGATAACTTCATCACTAAATTCAATACACTGCCTTCTCGCGAGGCACTGACGATTGAACTTGATAATAGATCTAACATCAATGACAATCAGTTCGCTGAGATTGCGAAGTATGTTAGCAATTTAAAGTCTGAAGATAAAGATGACAAAGATTGGTTGGTACAAACAACCGAAAAGTTTTGTCAAGAAAAGGCAATATACAATGCGATCATGGAATCAATACAAATTATCGATGGAGATGGAAAACGAGACAAAGGATCAATTCCTTCTTTGCTCAGTGACGCACTTGCTGTCTCTTTTGATCCTAATGTTGGTCA